GCCCCGTCGCCCTCGACCTGCTCGACTACTACGACGTGGAGCCGAAGCTGGTGGGCAATGAGAAGGTGTACAGCGTTCAGGGCGTGGGCGTGGTCCGTCCGGAGAACATGCTGGAGCTGGCCAACATCATGCGCATGTCGCCGCTGCGCCTGCACCGGGAAAACCTGGGGCTGACAAAGGCCGCGCAGGATTTTGGGGCGGAGTACTTCGGCAACGGCGGACAGGCCACCGGCATCCTCAAGCCGAAGAACCCACTGAAGCCGGAGCAGGTCGACACGCTGCGCAAGTCATGGAAGCACGGCGGCCCTGGCGTCAAGTTCCTTGGCGTGGACATGGACTACCAAAGCATCCAGCTCCAGCCGGAGGAGGCCCAGTTCATTGAGACCCGCAAGTTTCAGGCGGAAGAAATTTGCCGCATTTTCAGCGTACCGCCCGACCTGGTGCAGGTGCCGGGACAGTCGACCTTTAACAACGTCGAGCAGCAGCACATCCAGTTTGCCCGCCATACCATTCAGCCGTGGGCCGTCCGCCTGCAGCAGGAGGTAGACCGCAAGCTGATTGCCAGCTTCGACCGTCCTCAGGTGTACAGCCGGCACGACATGACCGACCTGTACCGCGGCGACATGGCCGCTCGTGCTAACTTCTACACGCAAATGCTGCAGGCCGGGGTGTTGTCCATCAACGAGGCCCGCGCCAAGGAGGACCTGAACCCCGTCGCAGGCGGCGACATCCACACCGTACAGGTCAACCAAATTGCCCTGTCGGAGTTCGGTGCATATTCGCAAAAAATAGCAAATGAAAACACAGGAAGCATTTGAGCAGGAGGTCCGCGCCCAGTATGGGGAGGCGGTAGAACTGCGCGTCAGCGAGGTCCGCGCGGCCTCCGATGACACCCTCACCGTCAGCGGCTACGCTGCCATGTTTGACGACATCACCGACCTCGGCTACTTCAAGGAGCGCATCGCCCGCGGAGCTTTCGACGGGGTAATGGAGGACGACGTCCGGCTGCTCATCAACCATGCCGGCGTCCCGCTGGCACGCACCACCAACGGCACCCTCGACCTCGAGGTGGACGAGACCGGCCTGCGCTACACCGCACGCCTGGCGGACACCACCGAAGGGCGCGACCTGTACAAGCTCATCAAGCGCGGCGACATCTCGCAGTCAAGCTTTGCCTTTACGATTGCAGACGAGGACTACGACCGCAAGGCCAACCTGCGCACGATTACCAAGATGGGCAGCCTGCTCGACGTCAGCCCGGTCACTTATCCGGCCTATCCAACTACCACGGTGGCCGCACGCATGAAAGCCGCACAGCCTGACCCGGTGGACGAGGTAGCCGAGGAAATCGTGGAAGCTATCGAGGAGACGCCAGCGGTAGCTCCCGAACCCGTAAAAGTGGAACGCAGTACATTCGCACAAACTAAACCCCAGACCATGAACTTGAATGAATTGAAGGCGCTCCGCGCCAAGTACTACGAGGAGCACGTCGCCCTTGTGGAGAACCCTGACAAAGAAGGCCGCCAAATTACCGAAGCTGAAGAGCAGCGGGCCGAGTGGTTGGTTGCCGAGGTTGCATCTTTGGACAAGCGCATCAAGCACCGCGCCGACCACGAGAAGATGGTCGCCCGCATGGTGGGTGGTGAGGCAGTGAGCCGCGGCGAAGAGCGCGAAATCGAGAAGCTGAACGGCAAGTTTAGCCTGTCGCGCGCCGTGTTGACTGCAGCAAACGGCCGGTCCTTGGAAGGCATTGAGGCAGAATGGGCACAGGAGGCACAGCGTGAGATGCGGGCCCAGGGCTTGCAGGCTGTCGGCCAGGTGGCCATCCCGATGAAGGCGCTGTACCGCGGTGCTGCTGACAACTTTACCGCGACTATTGGCAACGGAGACGGCGAAGGCTTTGTGCCAATTAACGTTCCCGGCGCTATCGGCTCCCTGATTTCTCCGTCTGTCATCGAGCGGTTGGGCACGACTGTCATCAACGGAGCTACGGGGAACCTCAAGTTCCCGCGCGTGTCTGTCGCACCGGCCGGAACGGCTGAAGGCGAAGTGGATGCTAACGCAAACAGCGGCATGGAGATGGACGAGCTGACCCTCAGCCCGCAGCGGGTTTCTGCGAAGACCACCTACTCCAAGCAGCTCCTCCTCCAGGGCGGCGCAGCAGTGGACATGGTCATCGCGCAGGAGTTGAACGCAGCCATGAACAAGTTCATCGACACGAAAGCCTTCGACACGCTCGACGGTGCTACCATGAACGACCTGAGCACGGCTGGCGTAACGAACACGGTGTTCAACGCAGCCCTCGCTGTGGCTATGGAAGCTGCTGTCCTCGCTGACGGTGCCGACCTGTCGAACTGCTACTACGTCATGAGCCCGTACGCTTACCAGCTTGCGAAGAATCTCGCACAGGTTTCGTCCGTATCTGCTCTCTTCGACCTCAGCACGAACACCTTCAACGGCTACCGCGCTATTGCCACGCCGTACCTGGTGGACACGACCGCTGGCTCGGTGGGACAGCTGCTCTTCGGTAACTTCCAGCAGGGCGCCATCCTCGCCTACTTCGGAGGTATTGACCTGCTCGTCGACCCGTACAGCGCAGCAGGCAACGCGCAGATTGTCCTGCACGTCAACCGCTTCTTCGATTTCGACGTTCGCCAGGCGAACGCCCTCGCGAAGTGCAACGACGCTGCAGCGTCTTAATTGACCTGACACTATAGGCGAAGGCCCGGGGCACTCCCCCGGGCTTTCGTACTTTCGGGCCATGGTTACCACCGTCAAGGTCACGGGCACCCCGGTGCTCAACGACATCATCACCGTCGCGGACCTCAAGACCTTCTGCCGCGTTGACAGCGCCGACGAGGATGCGCTGATGGACGCGCTGCGACAAACAGCTATATCATGGTGCGAGCAGTACTGCAGCATCCGCCTCGGCGACGTCGCAGCCATAGCCTACGCTGACGCGTGGGCGCCGCTCGGTATTAACGTTGGGCCGGTGCAGAGCATCACCTCAATCACGTACCTGTCGACGGCCAACACGACGCAGACGCTGGGGGCGAGCTACTACTACTCCGACCTGAACAGCCAAATCGCACGCATCCGTTTCGTCAGTCCGCCGGACCTGTACGACGACGCCCTCAACCGGGTGCAGGTGAACTGCGTCATCGGCTACCCTGAGGCGTCCGTGCCGAAGCCTATCCTGCAGGCCATCCGTATCCTGGTGGGACACTTCTACGAGAACCGCCAGCAGGTCGTCACCGGCACCATCGCCACCGCCGTACCCTTTGCGGTGGAGGCCCTGCTATCACCCTACCGCCTGCTGCATCCATGAAGATAGGAACCCTTGACCGCCGCGTAGAGATTCAGAACTATGTGACCACGCGCGACACATGGAACTACCCTGTCGAAACATGGTCGACGCTGGCGGAGGTATGGGCGTCGCGCCGCGACCGGAGCAGCGGCGAAGTAACGGAGGTCATGAAATCGGTGCAGCTGAACCGTACGGAGTGGACGGTGCGCTACCGCTCCGACGTCGATACCACCATGCGCATCATGCACGACAGCACGTACTACTACATCGTGGGCATCGTGCAGATAGGACGCAAAGAGGGACTGCTGCTCATCACTGAACTTCGCGACTGATGGACATCAGGCCGAGGTCCAAGGTCATCAAGTCGCAGCTCGGCAGCTTCGGCTTTGACGGGCGCCAGCTGAAGGCCATCGAGGACGAGCTGATGAGCATGCCGCTGCGCTACCGCGCCAAGGCACTCATCGGCCCTATGAAGACCGCGCTCGGTATCACCAAACGCCAGGCGGCAGCTAACGCGCGTGCGAGCGCCCGCACGGGCAACCTCGCCAAAGCTATTCAAGTAGTGGAAGGGAAGGACAAGCGTTACACCTACGTGGTGCTGCGCGTCAATCCGAGGACCAGCTACTACCTCCCGGCACCGGCGTGGATGGACCGCGGCCAGCCACAGCTGCAGCGCCCTATCAAGTACGCCCACCTCGTTGCCGGAGGCACAAAGGCAGGGCTGCGCACCAACCGCGAACTGCAGGACGGACGCCGCAAACACTTTACCGTACGCAACGAGGAGAGCGGAAAGGTGCACCGCCTGTCGCAGTGGCTGACCCCTAAGGTGCCAGGCATCCAGCACCCCGGCACCCCGGCAAACAACTTTATTGAAGACGCATGGACGGCTACGCAGGATGCGGCTGAAGCCAAGTTCCGCGACATCGCCATCGACCGAATTCTCAAGTTCAAAAACAGGCAAGGCTTCAAATGATAAACCACATTATCGACATCCTTATTGAGGACGGTGCGACGGGTGCTATCACCACCAACAGCCGCATCTTTCCGCTAGCTCGCTTGCAGGGCAGCGCCGTGCCTGCTGTAGTGGTGCAGCTGACAAACACCACGCCCGTCGACACACACGACGGGGTCGCCACCGTAGACGAACATACCGTACAGGTGACGGCTATAGCTGAAACCCCTAAGGCATGCTACGACCTGGGCGAGGTGGTGCGTTTGGCGCTCGATGGCTACACGGGCGGAGACATCAGCAGCCTGCGTTTTGTCACGCAGGCCACGGACATCTTCGAGGCGGACGACTTGTTCACAATTACGATGCAGTTCGAGGTGGCGCTGAACCGCTCCGAGGTGAGCGTGCCCACCAGCGCGGCGGTAGGTAACGACCTTGAAATCCGCGGCGCGCTATACTATCAAGTGCGCGACATTGAGCTGGAGCATAATACCACCTACACCGTAGGCACCGCCGACTACTGCATCTTTGCCAACTATGCAGAAGCCCGCGACACAAAGACGGCCACGCTGCGCCTGCCTTCTGTGGCTGTAAATGAAGGCCGCGTCCTGCGCGTAAAGACAGGCTCCAACCTCAGCAATCAGCGCACCTTTGTACTCGAGCCAAACCCTAACGACGGCAGCACCATCGACGGAGCCGCATCG